TATGCTCCACAGCGTAATCACAAATGTGAACTCTCAGCAGCATCGATTAGAACTTGGTGATGGAGCCATTGAATTTTGGTCATTGGAGGCTGCTGATTCAGCGCGTGGCCGAAGGTACAAACGAGCTATTGTTGACGAGGCGGCAATGGTCCCTGAGTTTCGTTATGCCTGGGAGAACGTCATTCGACCAATGCTGACGGATTATCGCGGTGACGGATGGTGGCTCTCGACTCCTCGTGGGATGAATTATTTCAAGCAAGGCTTTGATTTCGGACAAGATCCGCTGATGGAAGAATGGGCAAGCTGGCAATTCCCGACGAGCGCAAATCCGTTCATGCCCGTCGATGAAATCGAAAAGGCGAGACAGCAACTTCCTGAACTTACTTATCGCCAGGAATATCTTGCCGAGTTTCTTCAGTCCGAGGGTGCCGTATTTCGCAACATTGAGCCGAATCTAATCGCTCCGGTTTCAACTCCGGAAGCCCACAAAGGCCATCGCGTTGTGCAGGGCATAGATTGGGCTCAAAAGGAAGATTTTACTTCGATATGCACGTTCTGCGCCGATTGTAAGACCGAGTTAGATCTCGACCGTTTCAATAAGATTCAATGGGATTTTCAACGCGGTCGGTTGCGAGCGATTTACGACCGTTGGCATGTTCAGCAAGCCATGGCCGAGGAGAACTCTATTGGCTCGCCGAACATCGAGGCCTTGCAGCGGGAAGGCTTGAACGTCAGCCCGTTCGTGACCACCTCAGCAAGTAAGCCGCCATTGATTCAATCGCTTGCTTTAGCTTTTGAGCGCAACGAAGCGAAGTGGCTGCCTGATCCAGTGGCGAAGGCTGAACTCGTGGCCTATGAATCGAAAGTCTCAGCTCAAACGGGGCGTCCATCGTACTCAGCGCCTGAGGGGATGCATGACGATACGGTGATTGCGCGGGCCTTGGCATGGCAAGCGACCCAGATTAAACCTCGCTTTCTCTGGGCCTGAAGGAGTAATGAATAATGAACAATCCGGTCGAAATACCATTCAAAGCTGCTTACGAGGATGCCTCAATTGAGCCGAGCCGCGTTATGGCAAGCGGTGATCGCCCTCTAACAAGCGAAGAGTTCCAGAAATGGATTGAAGATAATTTGAGCGTTTGCATGTGCGTTGGAACGACAGAAGATGGAAAGAAAGTTTGCCGTTTAAGCGTAATTGTTAGAGATATAACGGGTTCTGAATTCCAGTCATTGCTTGCCTCAATTTCCTATCGCCTGAACGGTGAAAAATAGATTACAGGCGACAAAAATTGTTCGGACTCGCTTGAGAAAGTAAATCGGCCTATTCTTTTACACTCGCCCGCATGGCATTCTTTTCCCGCCTTGCCGCGGCATATAAAGCATATACATTTCAGACGGGGAATCCGGCGAACATCGTCACCATCTTCCCGACCTGGTCAGCGTGGGACGCTGCTATCAACCAGTTCTTTCTGGGAAATCAGATAGGCAGCGACCGCAATTACGCAGCCCTGGTTGGCGACCCGCTCCAGTCATCTCTGGTGATGGCAGCGATTCGAGCACTCGGTAATTCTGTTTCGGAACCGGATTTGGAAGTCCGCAAGTTGGTCGACGATCAGGAAGATGACGAGATCGTTGCGAATCATCCCTTGGTTCAGTTGTGGAATGCGCCTAATCCCTCCTATTCCAGTTCCACGCTGATGAAAGCGGTATCGACCTCGTGGATACTCGCTGACAACGCTTACATCATCAAGAAGCGCAACAGTGCCGGTCAAGTGGTGCAGTTATGGTACGAGCCGCACCATACGATCTGGCCGGTCTACCCGATGGATGGCTCTGAATTCGTCACGAATTACGAAATCAAGCGTGGCGCGGACAATCTCACCCTGCCTGTTGAGGACGTGATCCACTTCCGTAATGGACTCGATCCAGTTCGGATTCGTTACGGGCTCTCGCACATGCCTTCAATCCTGCGGGAAATCTATGGCGACAATGAGACGGCAAACTACTTCGCCAACCTGATGAAACAGGGTGCCGTTCCCCCCTACTTCCTTTCCCTTGACAACTCTTCAGGAACTCTTAGCAATGAGGATCTACAGAACGTCAAAGCCTTCATGCTGGCGCAGACGCAGGCTGACAATCGCGGCGCGCCTGCGGTCGTTACGGGCAAGCCGGAAAAGCTCGCCTGGACCCCGGCAGAAATGGATATACGCAAGCAACGTTATCTTGCAGAGGAGCGATGGTGCGCTGTCACCGGGATTCCCGGCGTCGTTATGGAACTCGGCTCAGCCGGCGAGCATTCCATTTACAACAATGTCGAGCAGGCCCAGTCACGATTTACAGAGAATTATTTAGTTCCTTTCTGGAAGCACATCGAGGAGGAACTGACGCGGCAGCTCCTGCCTGATTTCGACCAGGATGAGACGCATTATGTTACCTACAACACTAGCCGAGTTAAGGCCCTGATCGAAGATGAAACCGCCAAGCATGCGCGTATTTCCGCTGACTATATGTCGGGTGTACTGACGCGCGCGGAAGCACGGCGGGCAATGGGATACCAGGCGGATGAGCAGGTAGACAATGTCTACTTCATGCCCCGCAATACCGAACTGATTCCGGCCGATTACGTGACACCTGAACCCGTTAAGTTGCAACCGACCGTACCGAACATTGTCGATCAACCGGGCGATGCCGGGATGCCGCCTCAACAGTTAGCAATGGCAAAGAAGTCAATCTATCCGCTGCGCAGCCAGGCCGAGCAAGACAAGATGCGGCAAAGCTGGGAGCAGCACGCGCCGAAGAAATACAAGCGGCTCATTAACGCGAAATGAAGTGGGACCCTATCAAACGCAGGTATGTGGACAGTAATGGTCGCGTCCTTTCTGAGTCCGAAGTGCGTGCGGCTGTCGATGAATACGTTCAGTCGGTTCAAGACGGTATTGACAGCAAGGTGGCTGAATACGCGGCGGGAACAATTACCGTAGCAGCGCTCTTTGCGTGGCTTGATGAGGAATTGACTGCCATGCATGGGGCTGCTGGCTCGATAGCTTACGGCGGCCTTGACCAAATGGGCGAACGCGAGTGGCGCCGTATCGAGGACAAGCTCACGGAAGAGATGCTCTATTTGCACAATTTCAAGCAGGACGTTCAGAGCGGAGCTATTGCCGGGGAGGAAGTCAGTCCTGCGGGGATCTCGGCGCGGGCGCGCATGTACGCCGATGCTGGCTATTCGCAATATGCCGGGCAGGTCAAAGCTCGTGAGGCGGATGCTGGTGCCGTGGGCGTGCGGCGGGTATGTCTGGAAGATGAAGCGTCATGTCAGGAATGCGTCGATCTGGCAAGCGAAGATTATGTCCCGCTGAGCGAAATCACCGATATAGGCGATGCTACATGCCTTTCAAACTGCCGTTGCTACATGGAATTCGACTATCAGGGTATCGAGCCGCTGAGAATCGACGCCACGGTCAATCAGATTTACGGCAGCGAGGCGGTGCAATAAATGGCGACTATGACAGAATCCGCAGGCTACGCCCCGGCGACTCCTCGAGCGACCGAGTCGAAACGTAAAGCGGCGCTTCGTGTTACACAAGGCTCCGGCATGCCTTACACAATCCAGAAAAGCGGTGACGGCAATGAGTTTTGCGTGCACAAGCAAATGATGGATGGCTCAGTCGGGGCCGTGGTCGCTTGCCATCCGACAGAAGCGGAGGCCAAAGCGCATATGCGGGCTCTTTACGCCAATGTCGACAAGTCTCTTAAGGCTGGCCAGTTTGCTTGGCATGACAGCCAAGGCAACGGACATCTTCCGATCGATGATGCGGGTCAGGTTCGGGCTGCCTTGAGCGCCGCTCAAAACAATTGGACGTTCCGCGGAAATAGAATGAGTCCAGCACCTTCATCGGCCGAAAAAGCTGCGGTTGTTGGAAGGATTTGCAGTGCTGCGAAGAAGTTCGGCATCGACTCTCCCCTCTGTGGATCGGGCAAAAGTTGCGAGCTTCCTGACGATGGCGAATCGCTGGTTTACTTTGGAGGGGAAATCAAGGCCCTCGGAGGGGGACGAGTCGGTGGTTACGGCGTCAGATTCACAGGTCCGGATGACCCGGATTTGACGCAGGAATACTTCAGTCAATTCACCGATTTCGACCTTGAGGACCGGAAGTCGCTCGGCGTGCTCTGGGACCACGGGCGCGATCCAGTGCTGAAGCATCGCAAATTAGGGCGCGCAAGTTTTCGCCTCGAGGATGCAGGCATCTGGTTTGAGACGCGCCTTGATGAGCGCGACGATTACGAAAAAGCCATCTACAAGCTCGCAGAAGCGGGCAAGCTCGGATGGTCAACCGGCTCGGCGCCCCACTTGGTGCAGAAAGAACAAGTTGGAAAGTCTTGGTTTTTGAAGAGTTGGCCGATTATCGAGGTGTCCTTGACGCATCGGCCGGTGGAAGCGCGCACCAGCGCGCAAGCTTTGAAGTCAGTGGAAATGGTTGAACTTGATGCTCTGGTTGAAGAAATCGAAGCGGAGTCCGCCCGAGAATCAACCAAGAGCGATGAAAAGAAAGCCTTGGTTGAACGTCTGCCCAAGCTCAGAGAGTTTGCCGGCGGATTGGCGACTAAGGGCCTGGATGAAAGCTCCAAATCGGCGGGGGCCGCTGTAGAGGAGTCAGAGCAGCATGATGAAGTCCTGGCAGTTGCGCTGGGGCACCACATGTCAGCACTTGAATCAAAAGCGCAATTTCGTCTCGAGAAAGACGGTCGACGGCTATCGGCGCACCAGCGCGACCACATTGAGGCAATGCGGAAAAGTCTGGTCCGAGGCGTCGAGTGGCGACAGGAAGCAGACGAGCGGCTGGGAAGGTTGCAGAAGCTTTCCGAGAAAGACGATGTTGAGCGCGAAATCTACAACGAACTCGCGAAGGCGGAAATTCGCCG